ATGAATTTGTCGATTGTGTAAAAGAACTGGCAGCTCGCCTCGCCGCCTACGAGGAAACCGGGCTGGAGCCGGAGGAGATTGCCGAACTGAAAGCCCGAATGAAAGGGTTGGAGAAATGAATTTTGATAGTAGTATCCGGCCCGTATGGCAGTTACCAGTAGTCGGAGAAGGTAACGCAAGCCACCCATCCGTACCACTAAGATCAAAATACCACTGCTATGTTGATGAAAAATCATTATGCGGCGGATATACCCAAGACACAGAATTATTTGACGAAGGGATAACCATTGAAAGTGGCGAGATCGCATCAAATCCGCAATTTGCCTGTAAACGTTGCCTTCGGGTTTGGCAAAGGAGATACTGTCCAGAAGCCGCCGAGGCCGCGCTGAAGGAAAGGGAGGCAGAGCATGAGTGAATTTGAACGGCAGATTTATGCAGATATGAAATCTACAGACCGTGTCTCGCTCTGGGTGGCTAAGTGCATGGAGCTTGCAGAATTTTCATGCATCTTAACGGATGAAGATATTGATGGAATTGCTATGGTATACAAAACGATGCGAAAGAAGGATGACCCATGCAAATCTTGATAAATCTGGCGGTCTTGGCCGTCGCACTGGCGGTTGTGGCCACGCTGGCCTGCATTGCCGCGGGGAGGGATGGGCGATGATAAGCGAGAACGATAAAAACGAAATGTGCCGAATGCGCAGGCTTGGCTTTACGCTGGACTATATCGCTAAGGCGACAGGATATTCAGCTTCCAGCGTAGCAAACGCGACCGCGTGCGTGGAACGACCATTGGCAAGCAGCGGGAAGGATAAGCAAATCGAAGCAATGATACATAAGCTTGTGCGGTATCGGCCACCGGGCGCTGGCGTACAGCGCGAAAAGCGTCCGTGCGAACACTGTCAATGGCGAATGAACAAGGAGGACCCTGTTGTCTGCGGAGTTTGTTATCGGGAGGTGTTCGGGTGACATTCAAGGAGTACAAAAAGCTGTGGGCTCTCCCTGCTGACATAAAAGCCCGGGAAAGCCGGATTGAAAAACTGCTCCGGCGGAAAGATACCATTGCGCAGGACGCAGTGCATGGCAGTGCGGAAAACTTTCCGTACACAAAGCATACGGTCATTATCCGCGGGGTGGAAACCGATGCCGACGTTTTGGCCATGCAGGAAAGACTGAAAAAGCTCAACGATGAATACGACCGGCTGTACGGCAGGGCACTGATCGAGATAGAGGATATCACAGATCCCGAGGTGCGTGTGGCAATCAGCCGCAGGAGCTTTGACGGCTGGAGCTGGGCGGAGGTGGCGCAGGAGTTGGGAGCCCTTAGAGATGCAGAAGCCGTTAGAAAGTCTGTATATGACTATTTCAAAAAGAATCAATCGTAAAACAAATCTCCGTTTTTTCCGCTTTTATAATGCTATACTTAAAATCGAGAAAGTGCATCGGGAAACCGGTGCATTTTTTCCTTGATGCAGGCCCCGCCGCGCGAGCCGGAAAGCAGCGTACCATGGCGGGGTCGTTTCCTATGTTCTGGCTATCCCCTGCCCGCTTGCGCGGGCTTTAATCATATATTCCGAGAGAGGTGGTGACGTGTCGAATGAAAAAAATCTTGTTCCATTCACTGAACGAACAGAGAGCGAACAGAGAGCAATCCAACAGAAAGGCGGCATTGCCTCCGGGGCAGCGCGCCGCCGCAAACGGAGCCTGAAAGAGGCAGCGGACGTATACCTTTCCCTGCCCGTCGCAGACCGCCGCCGCTGGAATAAACTGGTGCGCCGCTGTATCGACCCGGAGGATATCGACAATCAAATGGCAATGATCGTAGGGCTGACTGAGGCCGCAACCGCAGGCGATGCGCGAGCGGCAACGGTAATCGTCAAACTGTTGGGCGAGGAAACACCCCGCGAGGATACCGGCGCCGATCAGCTCACCCGCGCCGCGGAACTTCTGGAGGGCATCGATGGCGTTATCGAGTAAGCAAATTGAGTACCTCCAAAGCTGCAGCCACCGCTGGAACATCAAAGTCGGCGCGACGGGCAGCGGCAAAAGCTGGCTGGATTACGCCGTCGTTGTTCCCAAACGTCTGCTGGCACTTCGTGGGCAAGGAGCTGCAGTGATGCTCGGGAACACCCAGGGCACACTTTCCCGCAATATCCTTGACCCAATGCGTGAGATATGGGGCGAGGGCCTTGTCGGTACCATCAGCAGCGATAATACGGCGCTCCTGTTCGGGCGGCGGGTTCATATCCTTGGTGCGGATAATAAAAAACACGTCGCTCGAATCCAGGGCATGACCATCGAATACGCCTATGGCGACGAAATGACTACCTGGAATGAAGAAGTATTCCAGATGCTCAAAAGTCGACTGCGCTGTGGGCACAGCTACTTTGACGGTACGGCCAACCCCGCAGACCCTCACCATTTTGTCAAGCAGTTCATTGACAGTGACGCCGATGTTTACTGCCAAACATCCACCATCGACGATAACCCATTTTTGCCGTCCGAATTTGTGGCGAACCTCAAAACGGAATACGCAGGGACCGTATACTATACACGGTTCATCCTAGGCCAATGGGCGGCTGCAGAAGGCATCATTTACCGCCCATTTGCCGACAGTATTGCATCCAACGATAATCGCTTTCTGTGGCCTGCTGAGCACGAGCTGCGGCCTTTCCGCGTCTACATCGGCGTGGACTTCGGAGGCAACGGTTCACAACATGCCTTTGTGGCGACGGGCGTTCTGCCGGGATACCGCGGTGTTGTGGCGCTCTGCAGCGAACGCATTGCCGCAAAGGGTACAGACGTCGTATTTCTGCAAAAACGCTTTGTACAGTTCGTCGAGGCTGTTTTCATACGCTGGGGAGAAATACACGCCGTTTTCTGCGACAGTGCGGAACAAGTTCTGAAAAACAGCTTGCGCGCCGCTTTGCTGCCGACCCGTTTCCGCTGGCTGGCCGAGCGTGTATATAATGCAAAAAAAATCGAGATCAACGACCGAATACGAACGACTGCAGCCCTTATGGGCGGCGGCCGTTTTTGGTATATGCCGGAGGCCGGCAGCGTCCGTGATGCACTTTCCACGGCCCTATGGAGCGGGAAACATCCGGGCAAGGATGAGCGCCTTGATGACGGCTCCACAGACGTGGACACATTGGACGGCTTTGAATACACCATCGAACGCGACTATAAACGCTATTTGGGGACGGAAACATGAACATTACGCAATTCATCAAATATCTGAACAAAACCAAAAAATGGGGTATCCAGAGCCAGTATTATTCCTACATCGACGAATGGCGTCAATGGTGGGCCGGATATCACCCGAGCTTTCACCGCATCAACGAATGCGGGCTTGACGGAACACACCATGCGCGGACTATGTACCGCCTTGGAATGCCTAAGCGAGCTTGCGAAGATTGGGCCGCTCTGCTGCTCAACGATAAAACCACCGTGACCGTCACGGACAAAAATACCGCATCCTGGCTTCTGGGTGTTGACGCGCAGCAGACCGGAGGTATCCTGAAAAGCATTGAGTTCTGGTCCAACGCCAATACACTCGTGGAACTGGCATTTCGCTCCGGCACCGGTGCCTTTGTGCTGAGCCTTGAAAACCTTGTCGTCAAGGACGGTATGGCTGTACTTTCACCTGACGCCAAAATCTGCCTGGACTATGACCCGGCTGAATGCATCCTCCCAATCACGATCCGGCATGGACGTATTGTGGATGTCGCCTTTGCATCTGAGGTCACTGTGGGCGGCAAGAGCTGCATTTACTTGCAAACTCACCGGCTTGTCTTACGGGACGGACGACAGCAGTATCAAATCACCAACGAATATTTTACCAGCGAGAACGAGGATACGGAAAACGCCGATTACAAGCCCGCCCCTCTCCCCGCCGGCGTGCTGAAAAGCTTTACTACAGGAAGCAGCGTTCCATGGTTTTCGGTTTTCTCTCCCAATATCGTTAAAAACCTGCCCGGTGGGTCCGGGCTTGGCATGAGCGTATTCTCCGAGGCGCTGGATCAATCCAAACATTGCGATCTGGCTTTTGACAATTACTGCCGGGATCTCTATCTCGGCGGAAAAAAAGTCTTCTACAACAAAGATATGTTCAAAACGGTCATTGACGCGGAAGGCAAGGAACACCGCTTTGCACCCGATGACATTCGCCAACAGCTTTTTGTATCTCCCGGAGGCTTTGACCCTGACGCGGCACCAGATTGGCACGAATACAA